AACAAGGCCGCGCAGGCAACATTCATCGGGAGGAGTGCCGGCCCACAAACGGACGGGGATGGCACGACCCTGAATTTTGCCAACGTAGTGGTTCTCGGGTATGAGGCGCAGGCCAGCCGTGCGAATCAGGTGACTCTTGGCGGACCGACTACAACAGAAATAATCACACCCGCAACAAAAATCATTTTCGGCGCACTCCCCAACTATGCCGACGACGCCGCCGCCGATGCGGACGCCGCGCTGATTTCCGGTAGCCTTTACCGCGTAGCAGGTGGCCGCCAGGTATTGCAGAAGCCATGACCCACCCCAAACACCCGCCCCGCCCACGCGACACCCGCAGCCTGCTAGGCTCGCTGGCGGTGGCGGTCGTGATGCTCGCCGTCCTGTTAATGGGAACGTCCTGCGCTCCGATCCCGCGTGCGATTATCCCACCAAAAGCCGAACTCGCCGCCTTAAACATAACCCCAGTCGTGCAAGCAGGAAAAGCCACCCGCACCGCCGTCCGGGATGTGACCAGCGCCGGAAACGCAACGCGCGCGGCGGGGCGCAAGGTCAGCGACTCCACCCGCCGCCTCTCCGACTCCCTCGCCCGAGCCGTAGCCCTTGCCACCGCCAACGCGGAGATCACCGCCGCCCTCGCCGAAACCCGCCGACTCGCCGCCGAGCTGGAGGCCAGCGTCTCCGAACTCTCCGCCGCTCTCGCCTTCGCAGAAAAGCGGGAGCGCACCGCCATCCTCGCCGTCGATGACATGAGCGAAATCATCAACAACCTCCAAGCCGAGTCCGCCGCCCAAGCCGCCGACATCGCCAACGCCGCCCGCACCGAGGAAACCCTTCGCACCCAAATTTCCGCCCTCGCCAAAATGCCCGACCAACTCGTCATCGCCCAAGACAAGCTCCGCTGGTGGCGATGGTATGGGATCATCGTTTCCGCCGTCGCCTCGTTCATCCTCCTTGCCCTTATCTACCGCCCCCGCATCCCATTCATTTCCTAATTTCCTCCTAATTCCTAAAAAACTAGAACCATGAAAAACACACCTATCGTATCATTCCTCCTCCGCTACTGGTGGATCGTCCTCGTCGTCGTCGCTTGCGTCTGGCTCGTATTCAGCCCCGGCGCATTCCGGTTGCTTGATCTGTTCGTGTATCTCCCCTGCGCGTTCGGGATCACCGTGGGGCTGCCGCTCCTCTGGCGGAACATTTTCCACTCAAAAACCACCGACGCGGACGTGGACTCCGGCGACTACGCCCGCTTCTACCGCCAGCTCGACACGAAAACCCGCTGCCTCATCGTCACCTTCCAATGGCTCGGCTACGTCATCGCCAGCGCGATCATCGTCGCGGGATTCCTCATTTTCCTCGCCGGCCTGCCCGTTTCCCAATGACCCCGCTCGCGCTCGCCGTTGTCTGTTGCCTTCTCGCCGCTCCTACCGTGGCAAGCGCAAACCCGCGCCACGCAACCCAAGAGCAACGCTGGCAATCCGCCCAAATCCGCCCCGCGTGGCAATCCCGCGTGGATGCTGCCGTCTCCCGATACCAGCGGACGCGGGAACGCTACCAGCGCATCGAGAACATGCGCCGCTCTCCCTCCGTCCCCGCCCGCGTGATTTTCCTATTGCATGGCCGCGAGTCCACCTGGAACTTCGGGAAACACCTTCACGAAGGCTCACCGCTCACCGCGCGCACCCGCTGGATACCCAAAGGCCGCCCGCTGCGAGGCTCCCCGCCCTTCACCTGGGAGCAAAGCGCGGAGGATGCCCTGTATCTCCTCAAGGATATGGAAAACTGGGACTGGAGCACCATAGGAGCCACCCTCCAAAACATCGAGACCTACAACGGCCTCGGCTACCAGCGATACCGCAAAGGCACGCCCTCCCCCTATCTCTGGAGCGGGACGACGGTTTATGAGCGCGGAAAATACGTCGCCGACGGTCGATTCAGTTCCATCGCCGTGGACAAGCAGCTCGGCTGCGCCGCGATCCTGAAAGCCTTTCACCTCCAAAACATCAAATAGCCATGCGCCAGCCTAGCCCCGGTAACACCACCAACGCCCGCCTTGGGAATCTTGAAGCAGCCGTGGCGGGGATCGCCTCGGAAGTCTCCGCGTTCCTCAAAGAAAGCCATGAGCACCGAGAGCGCATCGAGCGCGATCAGGCCGCAATCTGGACAGCCGTAAAGGAACAGGGCGACCGATTCACCGCCGCCGTTGACCGCATCTCCACGCGCGGCGCTCTCTCCTGGCCTGCCATCGTCATCACCATCGGCATGATTCTCGGACTCATCACCAGCATCGCGGTGATCGCCGAGAAAATCGCGGAGGCTCGTCTCCAGCAACATGTCATCCGCATGGACTACATGGAGGAGATCCGCGAGATCGAGAATGGACATGTCAGGGAGTTGATGGGGAAGTGATGTGTGTGTGATCAAATATCTTCAAGCAAGGCGAACCACTGCCTTCCAAACCCCGCCGGAATCGGCCTCCGGTAATTCGTCTCAATCACCTTCGGGGAATTTCCCATCCGCTCCGCCGTCCGGTTGTAATCATTCCCGGAAAGCTGTAACGCATAGGTGATCGCCGAGTGCCGGAGAACATCCGCCGGCCATGCCATCCCCATCGATCTCGCCAGCTTCGAAAGCTCCTCCCGCGCCCGCGTGAGACACACCCGATCCGTCGCCTCCGGAGCGTGAGTTTCCTGCCAGCGCGTAAAAAAGGCCAACACCTCCGCCTCCAAGGGAACCCACCGCTCCCGCGCCGTTTTCCCCGCCACATCCGGATCCAGATGCAGCATCCCATGATCCAGATCCATCGACTCCCACCGAATCTTGCAGCACTCCGATGGACGGCATCCCACCCACCCAGCCATGACCAGATAGGATAGATATCGCGGGCAGTCCTTCAGCACCCGCGCCAAGAACCGTTTCCCCTGGGTCGGAGTGAAAATTTCCGGAGCCTTATCCGGCAATCGTGGCCTCTTAACCGCCGCCGTCGGCAATGGCCGCGCCTCCGGCCACATCCCCAGCGTCCGACACCGCGCGAAAAACGTCCCCGCCTGGGTCAGCCGGTTACGCGCCGTGCGGATGGATTTCCCCACCTCGTAAACAAACCGCTCCACATCCTCCCGCGTAACCTCCGCCAACCGCTTCTCCGGCATCAGCCGCCCCATGTGATCGAGCGCCACCCGCATCGTGTTTCGCGTAGCCCCGCGCGAGTGATCATACTCCGCCCGCACGATCCGCAACGCCTCCGCCAACGTGCAATCCATCACAGCCCCCGGACCGGAAACCATGAAATAATCCACAGCCTCCCGCAACCGTCCCGCCGATCCCGCCCGCTCGGAGGCCGCCATCATCTCTGAAACCATCCTGCCCAGATCCAAGCCCTGCGCCGCCGCCAGCGATTTCAGCGCATCCATCGCCTCCGCCTCGCCCGCCTTCACCCACCGCTCGCCCGTCCCCCTGGCGAGCTTCCGCGCCTTTTCCCCCGCCCACTCCATCGCATCACTCTCCGTCCCCCGCGTCGTTTTTTTCCAGGCACCGCCCTCCCGCCAACGAATCGAAAACCGCCCATCCGCCCGCCGGTCAACCATCACCCCCACCCCCTCAAAAGCCACCCGCCGTGGATAACTCTCCCCCGCTCCCATCTTCTTCTTCGCAGCCATAAAAAACCCCTAACCCAATCTGACACCAAATGACACCAAAAAAAGACCCCATTTTGCCCCATTTTACCCCATTATGACCAAAACCAAAAACCGCACCCCAACAAAAAACCCTTGAATCTAAAAGGATTCAAGGGTTGGAAAATGGAGCGGGCGATGAGATTCGAAACCTTCGGGGAATCTTTGTGGAATAAGCCTTTACGCTCTTTTTTTAGGGTAATGACTCCAACTTGACACCAAAAAAAGGCATTAAAAACCGTCGATTTTTGCTTTTTCTGCATCGGCTTTTTTCTCCGCAGTGAAGTCCAAATACTCCTTCGTCATCACAAAAAGACGACTTTCCACCGTGTCATATGAAGCGGCTCTTGAAGCGTTTGGGGTGAAGAACTTCCGATTTATGAAATCGATGTCATCTGAGGCGGTCCACTCCTGGCCGCCTCCGTTCGCCTTGAGCAGGGTCGCGATCTCAACGTCGCTGATCTTTGGGTTAAAAATGCCGCCGGGTTCTTTTTTATGCTGGAAACTCAAAGCTCCCGCCCGCCCTTTGTGAAACATAACCGCAATCATCCAACCTTCTTTTTCAAAGGCCATGACTCCATTCTCGTTATCGACTTCGATTTCTTTTCCGTAGCGCTTTCGGCATTCTTGAACCGTTTCACCAAGCCGCGCCGATGCGGGAGAAGCCATCGCCAAAACCAGAAAAAGAAAAACCTTCATGCCCGCGTGTAGCTGACATGAAGGTTTTGGGTCAAGCCGAAAAAAATCAGCGGATGCTTACGATCTTCTCGCAGGTGCGCTCGTAGGTGGCGAATCTGGCGTTGATGCGGAGGAAGTGGCCGGCTCTTACCAGGCTTTCCATGAGGGTGCCGAGAGCGCATTCCCGCCCTCTGCCCGCCTTGATTTTCATGATGCGGTGAGTGGTGGGGAGTATTGAGAAAAGATCCTTGATCCTGTATTGGCTGCCGTGGGAGGTGGAGGCGAGCAGATCCCGGGTTTCCTCGTCTCCCATGCCGGATTCGTTCACTTCCCGTAGCTCCAAGTCCTTCCGCTCGCGGGTGGAAAGCGGGGGGAATGCGGAGAGGGCGAGCTTTGCCGCGTCCCTCGATTCCATGCCCATGTCCATGAGTTCCTTCACAAAGACCGTGATCGCGTGTTCCCGCGTGCCGTAGATGCCGCGTTTGCGAATCGAAGGGAGGACTTCCGTGAATACCCATTTCTGAAAAGCTTTCGCCTCCGCCTTGCGGGATTTGAACACGAGCCGGTAAAGGCCGGGTTCATTTACGAGCGCCATCTGCTGACTTCCGCCAAGGGTGTCGGCATTAGCGACCCCCTTTTCGTCTTCTTCAAGCGTGGTGAGCGCATCGCGGTTGTTCGCAATGCCGAGGACTGCGCAAACGTCTTTGGCGACAAACCAAGGAGAGCCGCCGATAATTGTGGTTCTGAGTGTAGATTCCCCAAAAAGAAACGGAGTGATGGTGTTGGTGTTCATGTTTGTGTGGTTGGTGAGAGGTTTCAGTTTTTGTTGCAATAGAGACACGGGTGGAATGGGGTCATCCGTTTCCCTCAGAGCTAGTGCGGGAGTAGTTGGGATAGGAGGTTTCGTCCTCCGCCACCTTCTCAATAGCTTGGAGGTTTGGAAGAAAAGGCATGCCGAGATCTAAGGCTGTCTGCCTGGCTTGCTCATCATAGGCCAGATAGTCCCGTATCCTGTCTGCGATCCAAGAAGAAGGCGTCATTCCGCGCTTGGTCGCAATGATGGTGATAACCCGCCATTGCATAGGAGTTAGCTCAAGGACGTTCTTGAGCTGGGGCTGGTTCACGATCTCGAAAGGCATCTTTCCAAAAAAGTAGAGATCTAGAAGGGATTTTTCTGCATCTGAAAGGGCTCGCTTGCCTCCCTCCACTTTAGAAATCGCGTTGATCGGTATGCCAAGTAGGTCTGCGATTTCCGTTTGATTCATCCCTTTTGAGCCTCGGATGAAGCGCAAATTTTCTGCGGTGACTTCGGTGTATTCGTTCATTTCGAGAGAACCTTAAAAAAAAAATTACCAAATCGCAAGTTTTTTCTTGTCGCAACTTCCTAAATGGTATTTTATCGCTTGCGTAATCGCAAACGACATGACCGCCACCAACGCAAAATCATCAGCCACCCCAGCCAGCCAAACCAAAATCGTCATCGACCTCGCCGATGAGCTTACCGCCGAGGAAATCGCCGAGTTCGAGAAATCCGCGCAAGCCGCCGGTGCCGAGAACCTCACCGAGCATTTCCTCAACCTCACCCTCCGCCAAGAGACCTCCGCCGCCTAACTCCCAACCCCCACCCAACATCCCCATGAAATACGACCTCGAAAAAATCGAAGCGTTCCTCGCCAAAATCCTCCGCCGCCAGACCGTGCTCGAAAAGGGCATCGCCGCCACGACCTCGATCAAGGTGATGGACACCCTCTCCCGCCGCCATTTCCAGCTGTCGGCCTACTACTCCCTCCTCACCGATCTCTCGATGCTGATCCGCTTCGGGACGACCCCGACCGGCGAGAAACCCGTCGCCGCCGCCGGAGGCCGCCGCCTGGCCACAGCCTAAACCCCCACACCCCACGCCGACCATGCCCCGCCAAGCCACCCTTTCACCCGCCGAGGAGCACCGCATCCTCTCCCGCGCCGAGTTCGTCGATGGAACCATGGTGCGCGTGGAATGCCTCCGCTACACCATGCCCATCCTGAAAAAGGCCGGTTTCACCAACCCGAAGCCCTTTCACCGCTACCTCGTCCCGATCTGCTACCGCGCCGATGCGCCCCAGCTCCGAGTCGCCCCGCCGCGCCCCCGCATGTAACCGCGCGGTTACTCCACCCCCCTTCCCCATTGCCACAGAACACCATGCCCGAGCCTGAAACACCCCGCCTTTTCCGCGTCTCCCTCGCCGAGGATCGCCGCATCGTCATCTCCATATTGGCAGAAGAAGACCACGCCATCCCCTCCCCTGGGGAAAGAGAAGATTGGCAGCCCTGCCGACTAGGATACGCGGAGATCCGCGCCGCCCTCACCGTCCTCCACTGCTCCACCGATCTCGCCCGCTATGAGATCGCATGGAAACGCCACGGAAAAACGGAAACCACCTCCCCCGCCGCGCTCTAATGGATGCCAAAAAAGTCGCCGGAGACAGATCCACAGCAGGACTCCGCCGGATCCCCGGTTGCGACGCCTACTCCGACGTAAAACACGCCTGCAACCGATTCCTCCGCGACCGCATCGCCCGCGGAATGATGAAAGACACCACCGGACTCATGGGAAAACCAACCACTCCGCAGACCGTCAAATCAAACATCAATCCACAATGACAAACACCCAATCAAAAAATCAGGAGACGCAAAAAACCGTCCGCCAGCAGCTCATCGAGAGGCTTCTAAACTCCGTCGCGCCCCTTAGCCACACCGAGCTTTATCAGATCGTCACCACCGCCGAGCAATACGAAGAGCGAATCCTCAAAAAGCGGTGCGAGATGGTTATGGCGCATAGCAAAGGAGTAGCCCGCACATGAGCCACCCCTCCACAGATTGGGCAATGCCCGCCGAGATCGCCCGCTTTCTGCGGCTAAATCCCGACGATGTCGCCACGCTTATCAAAAGCGACGGACTGCCGGCCACGAGGATCCCGAAGAAAACCCGCTCCGTCACCCGCGTCTGGCTCCGCGATCTCCACCGCTGGCTACTGGCAAACACCCGCAACGCCGCCACCACCACCCTCTCCGATTTCGATACGTTCCGCGCCGCCTTCGATCAGCACCGCGTAAACCCCTCTCCCAAACAAAACACGAAACCATGACCCTCGAACTAATCCCCGAAAACCTCCCCGGCCTACCCTGCAAAGGCTCCGCCATCACCCAAATCCTCCGCGACGCCCGCGCCCGCGAATCAACTACCCGCACCCGCGTCCGCATCGAAGCCGTAAAAAGCCACGCCATCGCCGCCAGGTATGACATGGGAGCCACCGCGCAAATCCTCCCCGATCTACTCGACGATCACTCCCTCGAAAACATCCCCGCCGGTTGGTTTTCTCAAAAAGCCAAATGGATCACCGAGGATATCCAACAAGCCATGATCCATTACTGCGATGATGATTTGATCCTCAGCAATGGCGAAATCCTCACGGGCGAGGACATCACGCCCACCAAGCCCACATGGCAAAATCTGCGAGCCCTCGCGGATGCCATGTTCGAGCACGCGGAATCCCTCAAAGACCTCCAGATCACCGAAAAAATCGCCCTCCGCAACCCATGAAAACGACCCCTCACCTCATCCCCGCGATCCTCTACGGAGGCATCATGGATGGACATTGCACGCATGTCCACAACAACCCCGAATTCGGAGACCGCTACCTCTTCGAGCTCCGCCACAAAGGCAAACTGACCCGTTGCGCCTACAAAGCCCCGACCCGCACCACCCGAAACGGAAGCCGCTGGGTATTGGAATTCGATTGCGTGGTATCCCGCCAAGAAATTCAAAACGGATGATCGACCCAGCGGACATGACCGACTACCGCCTCCGGCGCGCCCGGAACCACATGACGGGCGGAGGAAATGCGGTATGGGGACTCGATCCCGCCGAGATCCTCGCCCGCCGCGAAGAAGCGGAGGAAATTGAAACCCAGCGCGAGCGCGAAGCCCTGCGCGACGAGATTTTCAACGCCCTCCTAGAGTATCTTTTCGCCGATGGCCTGGAGCCCTGGCACGTCTCCGCCCGCGCCCGCGCTTTCGTCGCCGGAGTCATCCAGATCCACCCGTGCTCCATGACCACCGCCGCGCTCCATTCCCAATACCAAAAACTCATCCGGGATTCCGGCGATGATTTCTGGAAAACGGGAGAAGAAGTGGCCGCAGCCCTCCGCCCCTACGCCGAGCGCATCCGCGAGATCCGCGCCGCCCTTAGCGGGGAGGCTCCGCTTTCCACCTGGTTCGCCGATCTCGCCGCCGAGCCCGACCGCCCAACGGTCAACGATTCCCTCCGCATCCTCGCCGACCTCCTATTTTCCCAAGGCCACCGCCCCCGCCAGATCACAGGCGTCGCCTACTGCCTGGCGAAAACCCTCAAACCCCACCTCATCGCCGGGATGAGCCTGCACACCATCGCGATCCTCTCCGGAGACAAAGGCCGAGCCACCCCCCAAGCCCGCATCGAACGCATCTACACCCGCCTCCTCGAAAAATCAGGATGCCGAGCCACCCGCTACGCCCACCAAAAAACCGCCGCGACCGCCGCGAAATGCCGGGAAGCGCAAATGGGCAACTCAAACCGCAACAAAAATCTCCAACCACCAAAACGTAATAAATGACCACCACCGCCCCATCCCCACTCTTCCGCTTCACCAACACCGCCGAGGAGGAAATCCCCGCCAACCAGCTCCACCGCTACCCCGCCAACCGCATCCCCACCGCCGCCGCCATCGCCGCCATGCGCGATAGCATCAAAGAAAACGGGCAACTCCAACCCGTCACCGTCCGCCCCATCGAGGACGGCAACGGAGGCGAAAAGCTCGAAATCATTTTCGGGGAAACCCGCGTCCTGGGAGCCGCCGCGATCCGCCCGGATCACCCCGTCCGCGCCTACATCATCCCCATGAGCGACCAGGAGGCCGCCCGCATCCACGCCGTCGAGAATTTCACCCGCCAGCAGCTCGACCCCATCGAGGAAGCGGAAGCCATGGAAAACATGCGGGTCAACGGATGGGAAGTCAACGCCATCGCCGAGTCCCTAAGTATTGATCGAAAAACCGTTGCACGCCGCCTCCGCCTCCTAAAGCTCGACGAGGCCACCCGCGCCGATCTCCGCGAAGGCTCCATCACCCTCCACACCGCCGAAGCCATCGCCCTCCTCCCGCCGGAACAGCAAAGCAAAGCCCGCGCCCTCTGCGTCTCCCCCACCCACTCCACCGCCCCGCTACCCGAGCGCGAAGCCCTCCGCGAAATCGATTCAAAAATCATCGCCCCGATGAAACGCGCCGAAGCCTGGGAAGCCCGCCGCGCCTCCCTCGAAAAAGCCCACCCGGGCGCCATAATGCTCCCTTACGAGGAAGCCATCAAAGCCCCTCTCTGGGATTCCCCCTACGAAGACGCGGAGGACACACCAAACCACCGCGATCTCTCCGCCGCCGCCCGCTCCGGACAAATCGAAACCCCCACCTGGGGTGAGCTCGCCGCGAAGCACGGAGGCCAGATCCACCTCGCCCTCCCCTCCTTCAACCCGCATCCGGAGAGCGAGCCCATCCTTTGCGTCCTCTACCAGCCCCTCATTGATGCCGAGCTGGCCGCCTGCGAGGACTGCCCGGAAATCTGCGTCTTCCCCCACCCCAAGCAAGTAAACGCCAACAACCTCGAACGCGAGAAAAACGCGATGCTAGAGGAACAACGCCTCGCCGAAGAAAAGGAGCAATGCGAAGCCCTCCGCGCCGAGATCGCCGAAGCCCTCATCGTCATCTCCCGCCCCGAGGCCATCCAGCCCGCCGCCGCCGAAAAGCTCTGCACCGAGGTTTTCCGCGAGAACATGCCCGATTTCCCATTCCGAGGCGGCAACATCCCCGGCTTCGACAGCGAAGACGACATAGACATCGAAAAATGCGGAGCCGCCTACCTCCGCACCAAGGAAATCCGAGGATTCGAAGCACTAGGAAGGCTCTACTGCCTCGCCACCCTCGACCTCCATCCCAACGAATGGAACGCCAAAATCCTCGCCAAAACCCTCATCGGATCCAAAGCCCTAAAAGAGAGACAATTCCCCCTCCTCGCCGCCAAGTGGAAAGAAATGTGCGCCGCCCAACTCGCCGCCGACGAGGCCGCCATGGCAGCGCAAAATGACAATTAACAGGTAGTTAACCCACCATTGCCAAGGTAGCCCGCCAATCCCTTTTCCGGGTTCTCCCTCCCTCTCCTGCATCCTCGCGCCTGAAAATCCCATGCTCACCATCCCAGAAAGAGCCGCACGCCTACTCGACAAAGCCGAGCCATCCGTCTCCGGCCAGGGAGGACATGGCAAGCTCCTCGCCGCAGCGGGAGCACTCGTCAACGGATTCGCCCTAGGGGAATCGGAGGCGCTCTCCCTCCTCATGTCCCACTACAATCCGCGCTGTATGCCGCCGTGGTCGGAAAAGGACGTCCGCCGGAAAGTTTCCGAAGCCCTCCGCCTCGGGAGCAAGCAACCGCGCGGCCATCTAATCGGGACGCAGGGCAAAAGCTCGCAGGGCGGGAGCTACTCCGCGCCCAGATCCTCCTCCCCGCAGCCGCAGCGGGAAGCAAAGCGGAGCGAGTTCGATCCGAAAGTGCTAGAGGCGATGATGTGCCGAGGATTCAAACCAGATTATCAGTGGCTCGCGGAAATCTCTCCCATCGACGTCCGCCAATGCACCCCCGCCCAATACCTCGACGCGATCCTAAAGCCCGGCGAAAAAAACCTGATCTTCTACCAATACTACTCCCAAGGCCAATACGGATTCCAGGCGGGAACGCCCGGGAAAATGTATCGGCTCGGAGACCGTCGCTCCGTCCCGCCGGTGGAGGTGGAGGGGATCGAGCAAACCGGCCGCGAGGGAGCCTGGTATCTCGCCAACCCCATCGACGGAAAATGGAAGCCGACCGGCGAGGTGGATGACCAGGGCAACCCGAAACTCTCCCGCCGCCTCGGGGACAACGTCACCGCCTACCGCTATCTCCTCCTCGAATCCGACCAGGCGGAGGAAAGCTATTGGCTCAACCTTATCTGCCAACTCCCCCTCCCCATCACCGCCCTCTACACCTCCGGAGGCCGCTCCGTCCACGCCCTCATCCGCATCGACGCTGAAAGCAAAAGCGAGTTCGACGCGATCCGCGAACGCCTCACGCCCCTCCTCTCAAAACTCGGAGCCGATCCCGGAGCCATTTCCGGCGTCCGCTTGACACGCCTCCCCGGAGTCCAGCGCGAAGGCAGGAAAACCGATGACGGATACGTCAAATTTCCACAGCCCCGGTTGCAAAGACTCCTCTACCTCAATCCCCATCCCAACACGAATCCCTTGAAAACAATGACACGACTCCGGGAGGTGCTCCCAGCATGAGCGAGCTCTCCGCCGAAATGATCGCGAAGCTGATGGCTCACGCGAACGCAGCAGGAATCGATCTCGGGCTCGCCCCCGAGGGAGCCGAGCACGCCGAGGACATGCGGGAAACCATCCCCGCCGTCTCGCTAAACCGCGCCGTCTCCGAGCTCGCGGATGAAACCGGGCGCAACCTCAAACGCTCCGGCCTTTTCGTGTATCAACAGCGCCTCGTCACAGTCTCCATAGACGGAGCCGCCGAGGAAATGGACGATAAAAGATTCCGGACATGGATTGACCAGTGGCAGCTCAATTACCACAAACGCAAGCCCAAGAAAGACGAGAACGACCCCACGCCCGCCCCGCCGATCAAGGCGACCATGAAGCGCGATGTCGCCGCCGTCCTCCTCGCCTCCGATGATTTCCGGTGCCACCTCCCCGAGCTAAAAAAGATTCTCCCCGTCCGCCTCCCCGCCTGGGATAAAGACGACGCGGAAGGATTCCGCCGCATCCGCGTCCTGCCCTATGGCTACGACGCGGAAACCCAAATCTACACCGCCAACACCCTCATCGACTACGCGATGGACTGGGAGACGAAGCAAGCGGTGGACTACCTCCGCTCCCTCCTCAAAGATTTCCCCTTCGCAGAAATGGGGCGATCCCTCTCCGTCCAGATCTCCGCGATGCTCACCACCTACTGCCAGCTCCTATTCGCCCCCCGCGATCGCTGGCCGATGATTTTCTACAACGCCAACCAACCAGGCTCGGGAAAATCCCGCCTCGCGGAAATGTGCATCTACGCAATCTACGGTTGCGCCGATCCCCTCACCTACTCCGAGGGAGACGAGTTCGAGAAACGCCTCGACACCCAAGCCCTCACCGGCCTCGCCTACACCTTCATCGACGACGTTTCCGGCCTCGTCAAATCCAACGCCCTCAACAAGTGGCTCACCTCCCCGACATGGGCGGGGCGATTGATGCACAGCCAGCGGAAATTCTCCGTCCTCAACCAGCCCCTCACCCTCCTCACCGCCAACCAAGCCACCCTCTCCGACGACCTTGGCCGCCGCTCGCTTATGGTTGACCTATGGGCGGCAGAGCGTGCCGGAGAGCGCCAGAAAAACCTTTCCATGACCATCGACCAGGAATGGCTCGCCGATCCGAAAAACCGCGCGGACATCCTCTCCGCCCTCAATGCCCTCCTCCGGCACTGGCTCGGTGCGGAATGCGAAGGGAGGCTCTACTCAAAGCTCGTCCCCTCCTTCGAAGGTTGGTCGCGCATCGTCCCCGCCATCACCACCGCCGCCGGGTTCGATTGCCCCCTCCAAGCCCCCGACGTTTCCGACGCAGGCCAGAAACAGGAAGTGGAGTTCCAACGCCTCATCGAGCAAGCAGTAAAGGAACACGCCCCCCAAGAAGGCCGCCCCGTCCCCCTACTGCTCACCCAATGGTGTGCCATGGCTAGAGTCTGCGGACTCTTCCACGCCGCCATCGGTGACGCCACCGCCGCCCGCCAGATCCTCGACGCCAAGCCCAACCTCTACAAACCCGTCTTTGACGAGGACGGGCTGGAGCGCCAGATCACCGCCCGCGACAAGGAAGAGCAAGCCCTCGCCTACATGGAGCGGAGCGAGGCTATCAAGTTCGGCAACATCCTCCACAAATTCTATCGAGGCCAGATCCGCACGGTAAACGGGAGGCGCTACAAGTTCGCCGACCGCGAAGCCCGCCACTCCACCTTCACGCTGGAGCTGATGCCCGAGAAGCAGCCCTAGTGGCCGCCAAGGGCGCAGCCCGCCCCACCAAAACGAGGAGATCCGGAGAGGTGCAGAGGTTTGCAGATCACGCCATCGCCCCGGGTCTCCTCGCTCGCTTCCCCCCCCCTCTCTTCCTCCCGCTCATCCCCTCCCCCCCTCCAAATTCGCAATAAAGCAGATCAGACATCTGCAAAATCCGAAAAAGCAGACTGTCATGTGCAGTCGTCCAAAAGTTTTCCTTTCCTTTACCTACAATGGATTCCCAGCCCTCTTTACACTTCTTGCATATCTCACATAGTATTTCAGAGAACTATCTCTTCAAAATCTACAAAAGCGGGGAGATATTTACCCTTTTGTCGGAGGAGATATGAAAAAGGAATCTTTTAGCCCCAATTCTGCCCCTTGCGGTCACCAAGCCCCAGCGTGTGCATGTTCCCTGCCTCTTTTTTCAATCCTGCCCTTTGACACCGCGCCGACTTCGTGCCAAATCCCCTCCGCGCTGCCTTCGCCGCCCTGAAAAATCCCGAAACGGAAATCCGCGCCCGCCGTTTCCCGGTCGCATCCCGGGGAATCGTCCTCAAAAAGCTGGGAGACCTGAAACGCTCCGACGCCCGCGCCGTCAAAAAACTGATCCGCCCGGAAAACGCCGACGTGATCCTCGCCGACTTCCCCTCCGAGGACGGGGACATGCTCCACGCCATCACCTGCGGTGATTTCGTTTTCTGCGATTTCATCCTCCGCCTCATCCAGCGCGCCGGGATCCCGCGCGCCATGACCGCCGCCACCCTCTCGCTTTCCCTGAAAAACGTCGAAAAGCTCGCCGCCCTCCTCACTGCCACGCCGTTTCCATTCCACCTGGTGTTGAGTCATTATTTCAAATCCACCTCCGGCGAAATCTTCCGTGCCATCGAGACCCTTCTCGTCCCCATCCCCGGCTTTCGCCTCACGATTGGCCGCTGCCACGCAAAAGTCACACTCCTGGACTACCCCGACCGCGCCCTCGTAATCGAGTCCTCCGCAAACCTCCGCTCCTCCCGCAACATCGAGCAGATCACCGCCAAGCAATGCCGCGCCCTCCATGATTTCCACCTCCAGTGGATCGAGGAATTCGCCACCTCCGAGGAAGCCTTCAAAACCTCCGCCCCAGGATGAACCCCACCCCACCCGCCGAAGCCCCCGAGGAGGAGCTGGATTTCAACAGCGTCCTCGAAAACGACCTCGCCAACATCATCCGGAAGTCCGCGGCCGGCCAACCGCTCACCAAGCGCGAGCGGGAAATGGTGGAGGAAGAACGCGACCGGCGAAACCAAACCCCCGCCTTCCACCTCGCCCCCGAGAAACCGCCCGGACCACTCACCGGCCTCACCCAGCAGGAGATCGCGGAAAAATACGGATATTCCTACCGCGCCGTCAAACTCTGGGTAGCCGATGGACGAAAAGCCAACGACCCCACCCCGCTCGATGATCCCCCGGCGATGCCCGCATGGTTCGCCCGGATCTACTCGCCCCGCACCGCTCCCGACCGCCTCGTCCGCGCCTGTCAGTCTCTCGCCACCCTCGCCCGCCCCTCCGAGAAATCCCACGCATCCCAGCCGATCACCCGCATCGAAATCAGCGACGCCGAAAAAGGCCTCCTCGCCATGCTCGCCCGCGTCCGCACCGCCGAGGCGGAAATGCACGCCCGCTACATGGCCGCCGTCGAAGCGGGGGAGCGCGACAAAGCCGACTACCTCTCCGCCGAGTGGCAAAAATCCGTCGAGAAACTCCGCGCCCTGGAGAAGTCCGCCCCCTCCGCCCTCGCCGAGGCCGGGATCTACGTCCGCAAAGACGACGTCACCCGCGAGCTCCTCCAGCTCCATTCCGGTATCATCAAATCCCTCAAACAAGCCATCCGGAAATCCCGCCTCACTCTCCAAGCCGCCACCACCACCGAGGCCTTCCACCACGCCGCCGACGAGATCGTCGATCAGGCCTGCGCCGCCTTGGTCGCCACCGACTTCGCCGAGCCGCTCGAACTCACCCCGGAATGAACACCCTCCGCTCATTCCTCACCGCCTCCCTCTCCCGCGTCTATCGTCGCGCGGAGAAAATCGCGTTTGAGGAATGGGCACGGAGAAACATCGTGCTCGGATCCAAGGAATCCATCGACAACCCCGGCGCCTACGATCCCTCACACAGCTACTACGCCCCCCGCCTTTTCGATGTATTCATGACCGGCCATGAGTGGCGCACCCTCTCCATCATGAAATCCTCGCAAAGCGGGATCACTCTACACGCCCTCATCCTCATCGCCCGCGTCCTCGCCGAGGCTCCCACGAACATCCTCTACGTCCTAGACACAAAATCGAAATCCACAGACCTCTCGAAAAACCGCCTCCAGCCCCTCCTCAAAGGTTGCCGCGCCCTCACCGATACCTTCGCCGAAGCCGAGGACGAACTCAACAATCTCTCCTACTCCTTCCCCGGCTGCACCCTCGGCCTGCGCGGAGCGGGCACCGCCGGACAGGTCGCCTCCGATCCCATCGGCCTCGCCATCGGCGACGAGGTGGACAAATGGCCAGACCAAAAAGTGGAGTCCCACATCTGGGATTTGCTCGTCAACCGCATCAAACGCTCCGAATTCGGCAAAGCCATAGGCTTCTCTTCCCCCACCGTCGAAGTCGGAAAAATCAACCGCCAATTCGAAGCCGGGAGCCGCCACAAATACCACGTCCACTGCCCCCACTGCCAGACCGCCCAGCACCTTGTATGGGAAGGCGTCCGATACCAACACTGCAAAGACCTGACCGGCCGCCTCGATCTCCGCGAAGTCCTCGCCCACACCTACTACGAATGCAGTTCTTGCAAAGGCAAAATCGAGGAAGACGACAAGCCCGCCATGATGGCCGGAGGGAAATGGCAACCCACGAATTTCCGGCAAGAACTCATCGCCGGGAATCTCACCGATCAGCCGATCTGGATGCCCGGCGAAATGTCCGCCCACATCTCCGATCTCTATTCCATCCACCCGGAATCCACCTGGGGGAAACTTGCCGTGGAGTGGATCCGCGCCCAGGGCGATCCGGTAAAGCTCCATGACTTCATGAACGGCCGCCTCGGCCTCCCCATCCGCCAATCCGTCTCCAATGTCACCGAGCGCCACGTCCTCCGCCTCCGCGGCGAATATCAAAAAGGCACGCTCCCCATCATCCCCGCGATGGCCGTGATGGCCATCGACAACCAGGGCGATCACCAGAAATACGTGCGCGGAGCCTTCGACGACAACGGCGATCTCTACGTCATCGACTGGGGACGCACCCTCACCCTCGACGAATCCGACGAGCTCGCCGCCACCCCCATCCCGCGCCCGGATGGGGAAAGTTTCGTCCAGCGCGTCATCATCGACGAAGGCGGAAAAGGCGGAACCTCCTACGAAGTCCGGAAATTCTGCCAGCCCCGATTCCCCAAGTTTTTCCCAGCGAAAGGCCGCGGCGGTCTCCAGGTGAAAAACACCATCTCATGGAGCACCTCCTCCATCGACCGGGGCGGCATGGATTCCATCCCCGTCTGCCACTTCGACGACGACGCATTCAAGCGCGTCCTCTACCTAGACCGCATCAAGAAATTTGACCCCGTAAAATGCGACGCCTACGGCGAGCCCCGCCTCTGGATCCCGAAGAACATCGACGAGCAATTCATCCGCGAACTCTGCGGCGAGCACCTCGTCAAACGCCTGGATAAATTCGGCAAAACCGAATTCGTCTGGGAACCCTCACCCCCGAACGACTACGGCGACTGCGTGAAAATGCTCTACGTCCTCTGGAACATCGTCGGAGCACAAATCACCGCCTGAAATCATGACCACCATAATCGACAAAATCACCATCCACTCCGAAGAAGGAAACAAAGAATACCCCTCCAGCGTCACCATCGAAATGGACGGCACCAAAACCGATTGCCCGATCACATTTTATGCAGCCGGACTCCCCGTTTTTTCCCTAGGCATGCACGAACTCGGCGAATTCATCGAACAACTCCAACAACTCGACATCACCTAACCATGAACCACATCGCCAATGAAAAGTAACTGGAAAGCTATACCGGGTCGAATCCACTCACTTTTTCGGTGGCTCTTTCGATGCCGCCACAAGTGGGAATCAAATGTTTGGGGCGAGTGGGAACCTACCGAGCAACGCTGCATCAAATGCAATGGTCACAGGCACCAAAACGGCGACGAAGAATGGAAACCCGGCAGGCTCCCAATGCGCTACACCGGACACGTCCCGTGCTCGAAATGCGGGACGACTCACTGGATGCACGGTCCATGTCCACCGAACAGCCAAGATCACTGACGCTCGCGTCACCACATCCCCGTCTTTGACACCGCCGCCCCCCCATGGCGGTCTCCCGACTCATGATCGACGCATACAAGCGTCACTACACCATCGCGCAGCTCTCCGCCGCGCAAAAACAAGCTCTGGCCGACCGCACCTCCGGCGTCCAGGTCACCCAGATCAATTTTCAGGATGGCGGAGGCTCCGGCGTCATGATCTCCGGCGATCCGAACGAGATCATCGAAATCTGCGAACTCGCCCTCCAAGAAATGGAGGAAACCCGCGAAGTCGGCGTGAAACCCCTCGCCGCCGCCATGAATTTCAGCCAACGCCGCTTTGAAACATGAGTATCCCCGCCCTTACATCATCCCAGAAACGCCGCGCCCGCCGCAACCGCGCCGCCGCCCACGGAGTCCCCGCCGCCGATTACCACGCAGCCGCCACCGCCCTCCAAGGCTTCGGCGGCTTCGGCGGCTCCGGTTATGACGGCGGGAACCAATCCACCCGCCGAAGCTGGATCTACTGGCCGACCCTCGACACAAAGCGCGAGCTCTCCAGCTACTCCCGCACGGAGATGCTCAAAAAATCCCGCTCCCTCCGCGCCAACACCGGCCTCCCCAACCGCATCTGCGGCGGCCTCGCCGACATGATCGGCTACCTCCAACCGATCTCCATGTCCGGCGATGAAAAATGGGACGATCTCGCCGATGGACACTGGAACGACATGACCTCCGAAGCCGGAGTAATCGACGCCGCCGGAAATTTCGATATCAAGCGGATGCAGATCGAGATGCACAAAGCCGCCTTCGGAGACGGCGACGTCCTCCCCCTCGCCATCCGGAATTCCTCGGACGGAATCATGATCGCGCTCTACGACGCCGCCCAGCTCGCCTCGCCCGAAGGACAATACGGCAAAGACTGGATCGATGGCGTGAAGATCAACAAATTCCGCCGCCACACCGCCTACGGAATCAAAGACGACGACGGGAAAGTCCGCACCTACTCCGCCGCCGATGCGCTCTACTACTCATTCCCGCAGCAAATCGGGCAAATCCGCCCACCCACCGTCCTCCGCCATGCCCTCAATCACATGGTCGATATCAGCGAGATCCTCGCCGATGTGAAACTTACCATCAAGGTCGCGAGCCAGATGGGGCTCTACCTCAAGAATAACGAAATGAACGCCGGTGGCCAGCTCGGTCCGATGGCGATTCAAGGTGGCCTCCGCAACGAAAAACACCCGCTCGCCACCGGATCCGAAGTCCCCGAAAAGGAAATCACGGTCAACGACATCTACCGCGCCGAGGGCGGAGTCGCGAACCTCCCAAAAGGAACCGACGTCGGGATCCTTCACGACGCCCGCCCGCACCCGAACCAAATCAACCTCATCGAGCACCTCGTCCGCGACATCGCCTGGGGAGTCGGAGTCGCCCCGGAAATCCTCTGGAACATCGAGACCCTCCGCGGTGCGAACAACCGCCTAGTCAACGCCGATCTCAACCGCTGGATTTCCTGCCGCCACCTCCGCCTCCGAGCCTGGATGAAGCGTTTCCGCTCCATGTGGATCGCCAACGAAATCACCGCCGGGCGCCTCCCCGAGCCTCCCGGAAAAGCGGAATTCTGGCGCTGCACTTGGCTCCCGCAAGGCTCACTCACCGCCGACAAAGGCCGCGAGGGCAAGCTCAACATCGAGCTGATCCATAACAACATGCGCTCCCTCGCCACCCACTTCGGAGAAGAAGGCTCCGACTGGCAATCCGAGCTACGCCAAATTTCCAAAGAGCGCCGTGCCATGCGCGAGCTCGATCTCAATTTCAAAGGCCTCGCCCCCGAGGAACCCGCACCCGCCCGCCAAGAACTCGAAGAATAAGCCCCCGATGGGACCGCGCGGTCCCATCAAAACCACCACCACCATGAAACAGCTCCCTCGTATCTCCTCCGCCCTCTACGGTATGCCCTGGGCAATCGTCGCCGAGACTCACAAAGAACTAGGCGAAATCTACCAGTCCTACATCAAAGGCACCTACACCCCCGCCACGCCCGCCGCCCTTGAGCAGCGCGGAACCGCAGGCTACGGCATAACCTACGAGGCAAACCACTCGGAAGGCATTGCCATCTTCCACCTCACCGGCGTAATCACGAAACGCGCCCCGGAAATGATGTGTGGTCCGCCGATCATCGACCTCGCCCGCCTCGATACCCTCCTCGAAGACATCGCCAACGACGACGCCATCACCACCGTCATCCTCAATCTCGACTCCCCAGGCGGCACAACCCTAGGCCTCGAAGAAACCGCTGG